CACGTCAGAAACAAAGTAGCGTCTTACCGCGAATCAATCGCGGCCTACTCAGCGGCGAGCGTAATGGCCGCTGGCTCGGAGACAAGGCCAGCCTCGACGCTATTCACAAGCATGTCCGCAAGCTCAAGGGGATGACCGGAACCTGCGAGTGGTGCGGAGAGACACCACCCATGCGACGCGAGGATCTACCGGGCAAGCGGTTCCGGATGGTCTCGGGTACCGACCTTCATTCTCTGACCGGCGAGTACACGCGCGATCCTGACGAATATGTCGAGATCTGCCGCGCTTGCCATACAGAGAATCACAAGCCGTCAATCAGAGTCTATAGGAGGAGGGATGCCTAATATTCAACCAGTAGGTGCGTCGAGTAAGATAAGCATGCTTATCCACGCCGATATAGGTTGGGGTAAGACAAGCCTAATCGGATCGGGCGGGAAGGATCAGAAGATCCTGATCATGCGACCGCCCATCGACCACGCCGACCCGATCATCGGCTCGGGATGCCAGGAGATGATCGTAACCTCGTGGGAAGACATCTTCGAAGGATTGGAGTATGTTCAGCATGAAGGGCAAAACTGGGACTGGTTCTGGATGGACTCCATTTCTCTACTTCAGGATGTCGGACTCGACGATGTGTATGAAAACGTGCTCGACCGAAAGGGGCCTGTGGGTTCCCTTGCGCGGAAAGACAGAGAGCAGTTCGGCCCGGATCGCGGCGAGTACCGCGTCAATATGTGGCGACTCGGGCAATGGGTGCGTCATACTGTCGGCGCGGGAACCGTCAATCTCGGCATCACCGCCCATTCGTTCTGGTGGGAACCGAACGACAACGGCGTAACGCCGAGTTGTATCTGGCCTTGGGTTCAGGGCAAAATGATGCCTCAGAAAATCTGTGGCATGATGAACATCGTCGCGTACGGGAGCATCGAGACGCGCGAGCATCGCGGACGGAAGAGAACGGTGCGTGTCCTACACACCAACGCGACGGAGAGTTACTACGCAAAATGCCAAATCAAGCTTCCCGACGGTGGCTCTGTCTTCGGCTCCGGAGACATAGTCAACCCGACTCTGCCAGGAATCGTGGAGGCGATCCAAGCTGGTCGGCCTTCCACGAATGGACGTACAACGAGAAGAAGAAGGAGGGAGCAAAGCTAGATGGCAGTCATCAAGTACGATGTCAGTAACGTCGAGTCCGGCGGTGGTGGCGAACAGCCGCAGCCCGGTCTCTATGCGGGGAAGATCCGCACAATGGTTCCACGGACGGAGAAGGCCAACGGCGATCCCGTCCGCGACCTGGAAGTCACGGTGGACGTTGGAGAGGAGTACGCTCCGCTCTGGACGTACATCAAGTTGCCGGACGACGCGAACTACAACGAGACCTCGCACGGCTGGAAGCTCCGCGAGCTGACCGACGCGCTCAAGCTGCCGGCCAAGGGCCAGTTCGATCCGGCCAAGCAAGTCGGTAAGAAGGTCAACGTAAAGGTCGTCGCCGACACCGACCAAGAGGGCGGCTATCGCGGACGGGTCAAGAACCTGTTCGCACCCGGCAAGGTCGAAGAGGATGGCGAGGGCATGCCCGAGGGCGGCGACGACGAGCCGCTAACGGCTGAGGAACTGGCCGAGTGGTCAGTCGATGATCTCAAGGAAGAGATGAAGGAGCAGGGCATCGACGTTCCTCGCGGACGCTTCAACCGCGACAAGGCCATCGCCGCGATCATGGAAGCTCAGGGCGGCGACGAAGCTGAGCCCGAGGCCGAGGCATCGACCAACGGCGGCGGGCTGGATCTCGACCCGGAGCTGCTGGAGGATCTCCGCACGGATGCGTCGTTCTATGACGACTGGGCGGACGACGATATCAAGGCGTACGTCGAAGACCTCGGTATCACCGGCAACATCAGCGGTCGCAAGACGAAGGCCAAGTACATCGAGGCCATCGTCGCGCTCGCGGAATCGGCAGCCGATGTCGTCAACGGTGCCGGCCAGGACAGCGGCGACGGCGAAGGCGACGACTACGAAGAGTGGACGTTGGAGGAGTTGACCGACGAGATCGCCACTCGGAACGAGCAGGACGCGGAGATCAAGATCACCGGCCGTAAGACCAAGGACAAGCTGGTCGCGGCGCTCCGCGAAGACGACAAAGTAGCAGAGCCGTTCTGATCGGCTCATGGCTCTGTCTGAACGCCACAAGCGTTTACTCAAGCCGTACCTCATCGGGCGTCCGCGCACGAACGGCGAATGGGACATGCTCTGTCCGCTTCATGAGGACGAGAACCGTTCCGCGTCGCTCAATACGCTGACCGGCGAGTGGTACTGCTTCGCAGGCTGTGGCGGCGGTCGGGTCACCGATCTGATCGCGCAGAAGAGCCATTGGTTGGAGCCGGGGAGAGTATCGCTCAATGGTACTTCTCCCCGGCATTCGGCCACCGGGAACGAGGTTATCACCGAAGGTCGAATCAGCGGTTGGCATGCCGCGCTCCTGGACGACGAGACCGCCTGCGACTATCTCATCGAGCGCGGGATCCATACCAAGACGATGGTTGACTTCGAGATAGGCTGGGATCGGAACAAGATGGCGTACACGATCCCGGTACGCGGGCCGAAGGGCGAGATATGGAACGTACGGCGGTACACCACTAGAGAAGGCGCTAGGACGAAGATTTGGAGCGTAACCGGGATGCGCGTCACCGAGCTATTCCCGGTCAACCAGCTCGCCGCCGACCGGATCATCATCTGTGAGGGTGAGTGGGATACGCTCGTCACTATTCAGCACGGCTACGCGGCGGTCACGAGAACGTCCGGAGCCAAGACCTGGTACCCACGCTGGAATCAACTGTTCAAGGACAAGCTCGTCTTCATCGCGGGCGACCGAGACAAGGAAGGGGTCAGCGGAGCCAACAAGGTCGCGCGCTCGCTCGGCAAGACAGCCGACGTTCGATTGGTCGAGTTGCCCTACCCCATAGAAGATAAGCACGGTAAGGACATAAGCGATTTTTGGATGGAACATGACACCGCCGATTTTGAGAGCTTACTGGCTGACGCGCAACCGTACAAAAAGCGCGGCTCGCGCGAAGCCGGAATCGTCACCGTGCTCGACTCGTTCGATGCGCACAAGGTCGGAGATCCGGTCAAGTTGCAGGTTACGATCAAAGGTCGCAAGGATCCGGGTTATACCGTCCCATGGAAGACGAAGCTGCATTGTACCCAGGACGCTGGCCCCAAGTGCAAGATCTGTCCTATGAACGCGGCGAGCGGCGAAGCTGCGCTAGAGATCCCGCCCACCAGTCCTCAGATACTCGGGATGATCGGAGCGAGCCAGGCTCAGATCTTTGATATGATCCGCCAGGAATATGGCGCGCAGAAGTGCGGTAAGCTCGACATCGAGATCGAAGACCACCAGGCCGTCGAAGAGTTGTTCGCGCGTCCGTCGCTCGACCACTCGGACGGAACGCAGTCAGGTAGCTACAAGAACATCAAGATAACGTCGGTCGGTCGGCACGATACTATGTCGAACACCACCATCGTCGCGACCGGCGCACTCTACCCGAACCCGAACAGCCAAGCGAACGAGTTTCTGGCATGGGACATCCAACAGCAGGAGACGAGCGTAGACCGATTCGAGATGACACCGGAAGCAATCAAGCTCATGAAGCTGTTCCAGCCTCGCGGCCGACAAAGACCGCTCAAGAAGCTCCGCGCAATTCAAGACGAGTTAGCGAGTCACGTTACCAAGATCATCGGCCGACCGCAGATGCACGCCGTCATGGATCTGACGTTCCACTCGCCGCTCTCGTTCAAGTTTGGAGGTCAAGTTGTACACAGAGGATGGATCGAATCTCTCATCGTTGGAGATACTCGGACAGGGAAGTCTGAGGCTGCTGAACGACTTGTACGCCATTATGGTGCAGGAGAAATCGTCGGAGGAGAAGCAGCTACTATTGCCGGTTTGGTTGGAGGCTTGCAGCAGATTAGTGGAAGAGATTGGGCCGTTACTTGGGGTGTCATACCTATCAACGACCGGCGGCTCGTCGTCATTGACGAGCTATCAGGACTACATCCGGAAGAGATTGCTAAGATGTCCGACGTGCGGGCTTCAGGTCTGGCCCGACTAACGAAGATCCAGCAGGAGGTCACCTTTGCCCGAACGCGACTACTCTGGCTTGGCAACCCTCGTAACGGAGGAATGGATCAATACACCTATGGGGTGGATGCCCTCAGACCACTCATCGGAAATCCTGAGGACATTGCAAGGTTCGATCTTGCAATGGCTCTCTCAAAGTCAGACGTGTCCCCTGAGGATTATAACAAGCGACTCGATACGGGAGAACTGAAGTACACGAGCGAAGCATGCCATACGCTCCTGATGTGGGTGTGGACTAGACACCTAGATCAGATCGTGTGGGCGCGCGGCGCGGAGGATCAGGTGTTCGATCTCGCCATGCAGGTAGGTGAGCGGTATGTCGAAGATCCGCCGTTGCTCCAAGCTGCGAACGCTCGCATCAAGATCGCGCGGATAGCCATCGCTATCGCGGCGCGGACGTTCTCGACTGACGAGACATTTGAGAAGCTCGTCATCACGCCGATACACGTAGACGACGCGGTCAAGTTCATCGATATGCTCTACGACATGCCCGCGCTCGGCTACGGCGAGCGGTCTCGCGAACGGATACAGGACGTGCAGGAAGCTGAGGAGAAGAGAGAAGACATCCGTCGCTACTTGCTCGAACATCGCAACCTCGCGAAGCTCCTGCGCTCGACCGGCCGATTCAAGCGGCAGGATCTGGAGGAAGTGCTCAATATGGATCGCGAGAACGCGAACGGGGTCATCAATACTCTCTACAACGCGAGGATGATCAGAAAGGAAGGCGGTGCGGACAACATAGTGGAGCCGACTCTCCACGGTCTATTGAGGGAGGTTCGCTGGTGAACGTAGCTATCCTCGGCTGCGGCCCTGCGGGTCTCATCGCGGCTCACTCAGCCGTGACGCTAGGACACGACGTGGTCATTCTCTCGCGGCGTGTACGCAGCGAGACGTTCGGCGCGATGTACCTTCACGAGCCGATCCCGGCGATCAGCCAAGGGAAGCCCGAGATGATGATAGAGGTAAGCAAGACCGGGACGAAGTGGGGCTATGCGGAAAGTGTGTACGGAAACCGTGAAGCTCCGGTCAGTTGGGACAAGTTCGAACCTGGGCCGACTCCCGGCTGGAACCTCAAGACGGCGTACGCGGAGCTATGGAGCCGGTACTCGGATCTGATACTCAATACCGACATCACTCCCGAGAGTATTGCCGGACTCAAGTACGACCGTATCTTCAATACCATCCCCGCTCGCGCGATCTGTCTCGACTGGACGCACCGCTTCGATCTCGTCAAGATCGTCGTTGTCCACGGGCCGAATCCGCGCGAGGATAACGTCATGTGGTACAACGGCAGCGACTTCTCCGGATCACCGCGCTGGTATCGCTACTCGCGGATCAATCGCTACGAGTCATGGGAGTTCTCGGAGCAACGAGCACCGTTGTCTCTCCCGACCGCCGAGCTAGCGCGCGGGCTCAGGGTGAGCGCCGGCATCAAACCGCTCTCGACGGACTGCGACTGTCATCCTCACGTCGTTCGCCTCGGCCGGTTCGGGAAGTGGAACAAAAACGTCTTCACCCACCACGCCTACCAGGAGGTCATAGATGCGCTGTAGTAGATGTGACGAGATCATTCGGCCGGTCGTCGCCGTAGACATCGACGGCACGCTGGGTGACTATCACGGCCATTTCCTCGACTTCGCCGAAGCATGGCTAGGACGCGATCTGCGTCGCGACTATCAGGGCAAGGGTGGATTCCGGTTTTGGTTCACGCAGTACAACTATGCCAGCACCGAGGAGTTTCGAGCGATCAAGCTCGCGTACCGCCAGGGTGGGCAGAAGCGCAGTATGCCGGTGTATGATGGCGCGGTAAATCTCTACCATACGATCATCGACCACGACGCCGAGCTTTGGTTCACGACGACGCGCCCGTATCTGTCGCTCGATACGGTCATCCCGGATACGGTTCATTGGCTTGCGCGGAACGGGATGACCGACTACGACGGCATGCTGTTCGATGAGGACAAGTACGTCAAGCTAGTCGAGCGCGTACACCCCGAGCGAATCGTCGCCGTGATCGACGATCTCCCCGAGATGTGCGACATGGCCGACAGCGTCGTTGGTCGGCCGGTCTCGATCCTCATAGGCACCGAGTGGAACAGCGCCCATTGGACTCGTCGCAGTTCGATGTGGCAGATCATCGACGGGATCGGAACGGTAATCGACCAATGGAAGGAGAGTCATGCCGACGAGAATGACGGACTATGCAACGGAGCACGAACGAGTGTTGGAGAGGGCCAACTCGATCTTCTTGGACATGTCGAAGGTTCGGGGCCAGATGTGGCTGGAGTTCCCGCCGAGTGACAAGATCAGGGAACTGGTCGAGCGCGCGCGCCGATTGGAACATCCGCATCCAGCACGTCCTCGATTCCGTGCCGCCGGCATTCACATTGTGAACGCGAACGGTTTCGTCTGTCGATCGCGCCTGGCGCTCGATATGACGGACGGTGCGTTCAATTGCACGAAGGAGATGAGGACGATGACGAAAAGATCTCTTGCGACCTTCCTGTCTGCCCTGCTCATCACGCCCGCGCTCGGTGTGGCCCACGCGACTCCGAGCGACCCGTTCAGTCTCGCCGATGTCGCGGGCAAATGGGCCGGCGTCGCT